ATGAACGGGCGGCTGGTTGACCTCGCCACTATCGCCGAGGCGGTGGGCGTCGAATACAGGACTGTCGCTGAGAAGTGGGCCACCTCCCCCGCCTGGCCGCCGCACCATGACCGGGCGGGGCTGGGTGGCGCGAAGTGCTGGCGGGTGGAGGACCTGCCGACGGCCTTCGTGCGGCGGGGGAAGACGATCGACGTGCGGCGCGCGGTTGAGCTCTTGCTCGCGCGGCGCGATGCGGAACGGTTGTATGGAGGAAACCCCATGTCGGAATTGCCAGCCGCCCCCACCGGCGACCTCATCCAGCCTGCGGATGCTCCTACGCAGGCCATTCCAGCGCCGGCGGCCACCGGCGCGGGTGGGGTCGCCCGTGGGGGCGATGTGGTGGCCGTCGACGACCTGCCAGACCACGTGCTGGTGGGGCATCTGGCGGGCAGCAGCCCGCGCGAGGACGTGATCGAACGGGTGCAGCGGGCGCGCATCCTCATGGCGGCCTTGCAGCCCTTGCTGGCGCTGCCCGAGCGCGCCAGAAACCGCCGGGCGGTGGCCGAGAGCATCGCGCGCGACCTCAAGTGCTCGTTCCAGCATGTCTACAAGCTCGCCCACAAGGCGCGGGAAGGGGGCCTCATGGCGCTGGCGCGCATGGGCGAGCGGCGCGACCGGGGTCAGGCGCGCACGCTGATTTCCGGCGCGTGGATGGCCTGGGCACAGACGATCGTCGAGGCGGTGCCGGGGCAGGATGTGCCGCAACTGGCCGACATGACCCGGCAGGCGGCACGTTCGGCCTGGGTTGGCGGTGCGCCATCGGCCAGCCAGTGCTGGCGCATGGCCACCGCCGCCATCGCCCGGCAGCTGCTCGATGCGGGCGTGCCGTCGCATCTGGTGACCGGGCTGCTCTCGGTGAAGGCTCCGCGCAAGTGGCTGGAGGAAGAAGGCAAGCACTTCCGCGTGGCAGGCAAGGCGCTGCGCGACGGCAAGGCGGTATATGACGGGCACATCGCGCCGGTCAAGCGCACGGCGGCTGGACTCAAGCCGGGCGATCTGGTGTGCGGCGACATCACGCCGCTGGACATCCCGGTGCTGCGCGATGATGGAAGCGTGGCTTACGCACGGATGGTCTCCTGGCATGATGTGGCGAGCAACTGGCTGTGGTGCGACCTGATCCTGCTAGACAAGGGCCAGGGCATTCGCCGCGACGACGTGGCCGCCAGCTTTGCCAGGATGTGCGAGGCCGCCCCATTCGGCATGCCGCGTCAGCTTTATCTCGACAACGGCAGCGAATACCGCTGGGACGAGATGCTCATCGCCTTGAAACATCTGGCCGATCTCACCGGCCATCAGTTCACGGCGGATGAGGCCGCCACCGCCGCACCGCAGCGGCAGGTGATCCGCTCCATTCCATTCCATCCGCGCGGAAAGCGCGTCGAGGGGCAATTCGGGAATCTGGCCGACTGGCTCGCGTGGTGGTTCGGCTACGTGGGCGGCAACCGGATGACCAAGAAGGTCGTGACGATGGGTAAAGGGGTCAAGCCGTCGCGCTTTGAGGAGGTGCAGGAGTGGCTGAACAGGCTGCTCGCAGACTACCACGTCACGCCTCAACCGCGCGCCGAGCACATGGGCGGCATGAGCCCGAAAGACCGTCTGGAGCACTTCATGCAGTCCGGCTGGCGGCCCTGGAAGATCGACCGCTTCGTGCTGGCGCTGGCCTTCGCCGACCGCTACGAACGCAAGGTCACGCGCGGCACGGTGAGCGTTGGCGGGAAGACCTATTTTGCGGATTTCCTCATGCATATCGATGGGCGCGTCACCGTGGCGCACCCGCGGGTGATCGATGCGCCGGTCGATTGCGTCTACATCATCGACAAAGGGCGCGTGCTGGGCGTGGCGGCCGAGGAGCAGGTGTATCGCATCACCGACCCGGCGGGCGCGAAGGAAGCCGGGCGCAGGCGGCAAGCCTTCCGCGTGCTCACCGGTGAAAAGATCGAGCAGGCTGGCGGCGTGATGGATGCGGCCAAGCTCACCGGCACGCACGCCAAGTTGCTCGGATTGCAGGCGACATTGGACAAGGCCGGTGGCGCGGCGCAATACGTCGATCTGACGCCTGAGATGGCTGAGCTTCAGCGCGGCTATCTGGCCGCGCAGGAACGCGCCATCGAGGAATTGAACCGCCGCGCCGAAGCCAGGAAGAGCGCCGAGCAGCTCACCCGCTGGGCTGACGAGGACGAGGACACGAAGGCCGCGCGGGCGATGGGATTTTGAGTCTCAATCCCTTTGGGGGTAGGGCATTTTTACAACAGGAGCAAGGAGCAATCATGGCACAAAAACGGGAGTACAGGGAAACCAAGGTGGTGCGCGAGGCGCTGGAGCTGGCCGATCTCGTGCTGGCCAGCGAAAACCCCATCGGCGAGATCACCGGCCCGGCAGGGACGGGAAAGACCATGGCCGGCCGCGCCGTGGCCGACAGGCACGCGGCCATCCGCGTGGCGGCCTGGGATGGCATCACGCGGCACCAGATGCTGCGGCTGGTGGCCGAGCGGCTTGGCATCGAGGGCGCGGGCAGCGTGGACAAGCTGCTGGCGCGTGGCGAGGACGCCGAGCGCGTGCTCCTGGTGGTCGATGAGGCGAACAAGCTCAACTGGCGAGCGCTGGAAGCGCTGCGGTTTCTCGCCGACGAGTGCGCGGTGGCGGTGATCCTGATCGGCACGGAGCTCTATTCCCGCAAGTTCACCGAGGCGAGGACGCGCCCGCTGCTCTTGCAACTGGGGAGCCGCATCGGCGCCAAGCGGGTTTCCACACGGCATCTGGATCGCGCTGAAGTGTATGCGCATGTGATCCGCCCGACCTTCGGCGACGTGCCGGACAAGGAACTCGTCACAGCCTTCTGGATGGGCTGCCGCAAGGGCAACTTCCGCGAGGCGGTGGAGCTGGCGGGCGAATGCCAGCGGCTGATGGCGGCCAACGGCATCCAGACGCTCACGCCGTCGATTCTGGAACTGGCCGTCAAGTGGATGGCGAACCGTTATGCGGTGGAGGGCTGATCGTGAGCTGGTTTGTCAACGGTGAATACATCGAAAAGGCCAGCGGCCTTTGCCGCGCACGCATTGCCATCGTGGATGACGGGCCTGGGGTTGGCGATCCGGAGGCAAATGCGCGGCTGATCGCCGCCGCCCCTGATCTTCTGGCTGCACTCAAGCGCCTGGTTGAGGTGAATGAAACTGAGGCGGGTGACGACGTGCGGCAGTGGGCGGCAGCGATGCAGGCCGCGCACGAGGCCATCGAGAAGGCGACTGGCGAAAAAGCATGAGCAAGGTCGTGCTGGTCTCCCGCGCCGAAGCGGCGCGGATTCTGGGCGTGTCGGATGCCGCCGTGGGGCGCATCAGGGGTGGCAACTACCCGGAAGGCGAGCTGCCCGAGCGCTACCGGCTGCTTATAGCGGTGCTGGAGAGGGCCGCGAGTCGGGCGGATGCGGCGGCCTGGTGCTCTGCCTGCCCGCGTGAGGACTGCTCTGGCTGCCGGGTGGCGGAAGTGTCGAATTAATGGAGCGTTTACCGCCTGGCCGGGCGGGATCAAGGAGAAACGACATGGCAAAAAGCAGTAATAAGGTCGCGGTCATCGAGATGCCGCGCGGGGAGAAGATCGGCAATGACGGCGAGATCGTCGCGCTGTCGGCAGAGGATGTGCGTCTGCTGTCGCAGGGCTGGGACATCAAGATGCAGATCGGCAACCTCGAAAAGGCGCTGGCCGAAATCAACGCCAGCCTCATCAAGGCGCATGGCGCGGGCGTTAGCCTCATCGTGCCGGGCGTGTGCCGGGCGAGCATCGCCGAGCGCGAGGGGGTGAAGATCAAGGATGCCGAGCGGCTCAAGGCCATCCTTGGCGGGCGCTTCGGCGATCTGGTCAAGACCGTGGTCGATTACAAACCGGAGCAGCGCCTGGTCGAGATGGCCTGCGACGGCGACGAGCCGTTGCAACCGGCGATCGGCGCCTGTCTGACTGTCAGCAAGGGCACGTCTGTCACCTGGAGGGCAGAGAAATGAATACGCCTGATCTCGAATGGCTCAAAGTCAGACCTGGCGGGACGGCAAATGCGGGAGGGACGCCCGCGCTCCAAGGCGGCGAGCCGCCGGCCTTCCTCAGGCGCGAGAAGCCGGCCCTCTATGGCTGGTTCTCGAGCGGGCGTCTGGTCATCGTCAAGGACGATACGGCGATCAGCCTGGATCGTGACGACCTGGCCGATCTGCGGCGGTTTTTCGATCAGTTCGACCGGGGCGAACCATGAAGCCTGCGCTTTCAGCGGCGGACGTGAGAAGGGTTGAGCGGATGCGCCGCGCCGGCATGACCTACAAGGCCATCGCCTCAGCCATGGGGGTGAGCATACCCGTGGTGTCGCGCGTGTTCAATCCGCGCAATACGTATATCCCGGGAATGCCGCGCAAAGCGCTCGTCGAGCGGCGTTGCATGTGCTGCGGCAAGGCCTTCCGCACGCGCGAGGACTACCGCCTCTGCGACTCTTGCCGGGCGAAGGCGGCCGCTGCGCCGCCGTGGGCGATCTGATCAGGGATCAGTGATCAGATATGGAGAGGCGCAAAAAACTCATCGCTCAGGCGCACCTGGCCGCAAAACAGGCCGGGTGCGTGGATGCGGACGACCGTAGGGCGGTGCAGCTCGCCGTCACCGGCAAGGCCAGCTGCGCCGACATGACCGTGGCCGAGCTGGTGAAGCTCATCGACCACTGGGGCGGGCGCGGCTCTGACGTGCGCGCCAGCACGCCGGAGTGCGCCCAGGCGCCGGGCATGGTCACGCGCTGGCAGCTCGCCACCATCGAGCGGCTCTCCTGGGACATGGGCTGGATGGACGGGCTGGAGGATGCCAGGCTGCTGGCCTTTCTCAAGCGCACGGCGCAGGTGGATCGGGCGGAATGGCTTACCCGGCGCGATGCCTCCGGCGTCATTACTGGTCTTTCGCGCTGGAAGCGCCAGCGCAACAGGAGGGCGGCGGCTTGACGCCGCACATCTCTGGACAGGAGGAACCATGAAAGCTGCACGCATCGAAAACTCGCAGCGCCTGCAACGGGTGTCCAGGCTGCTTTCCGACGGGCGGGAATACACGACGCTGGATATCGTCATCGGCGCATCCGTCTGCGCCGTCAATTCATGCATTGCCGAGCTGCGCGCGAACGGCTACGACATCCGCTGCCGCCGCCATGGCGACCTATGGTTCTACCGCATGGAGACCGCCAATGAGCTGGCGTGAGAAAGCCACGCCGCTCCTGGTCGAGATCGCCGACCATGCGGCCGCCGTGCTCAAAGAGGATTTCGGCATGGAGACAGAGCGGGCAGATCATGCGGGCTATCTCATCATGCGCCGCATCGCCGAGGCCGTGGGCGGGGCTGGCGTCTATATCCCAACCATCGACTCCATCGAGCGCCACGAGAGAGATGAGGCCATCTGGCGCGAGTTCACCGGCCACAACCACCTGGAGCTGGCGCGCAAATACGGCATAACCACCATCCACATCTACCGCCTCATCAAGCGCCTGCGCGAAGAGGATCGCCGCGCGCGCCAGTCCAGTCTGTTCTTATAACGTCAGTTAGTTCCGCGCCAGGCAGGCCGACGCGACAATCGGCGGCATGAAGCGCGCGCCAGCCATCCTCATCGTCGTAGCCGCCACCACGGCGGCTTCCATTGCCACCTACGAGGGCTATCGCTCGCGCGCTTACGACGATGGCGTGGGCGTGCAGACCGTGGGCTTCGGTTCCACCCGCCACCCGGATGGCCGGCCGGTCAAGGCTGGCGACACGGTGACGCCCGAGCGTGCCGTGCTCATGCTGGCGCGCGACGCCGACCGTATCTGGCGCGAAGCCGCCGCCTGCATCGCCGAGGTGCCTCTTGCGCCGCATGAAGCGGCTGCGTTTCAGTCGCTTGCATACAACATCGGAAGCGCTGCCTTTTGCCGGTCGACGCTGGTGCGAAAGCTCAAGCAGGATCCGCCCGACTATGCCGGAGCGTGCGCCGAAATCCTCAAGTGGGATCGCGCCGGCGGGCGCGTGCTGCCGGGGCTGACCCGTCGCCGGCAGGCCGAATACAGGCAGTGCATTGGGGAGGTTCAGCCATGATCCCGCTGCCCGCCATCGCCATCGCCACCGCCGTGGCCGCCGCCGGATTCGCAGGCGGCTGGGCGATCAAGGGGCGTCTGGATGATGCCGCCATCGCCCGCGCAGAGGCGCGGGCGCACGAATGTCAGGCGCAGCGTGAGCGCGACGCCCGCGCCGCCGCCGAGGAGACCGCCCGGCGGCTCGCTACCGCGCAGGACGCCGAGCGCGCCGCCGTGTCCGCATTGCAGGCGACAAAGACACGCCTTGCCGCCACAGAAAAACGCTTGAAGGAGAGCCTTTATGCCTTGCCGACTGCTGACCGCTGCGGCCTGTCTGGCCATGCTCGCAGCCTGCTCAACGCCGCCATCGCGAGTGACGACCTGCCCGCGCGTGCCGCCGGGCCTGATCGAGCCGATGCCAGCCCTTCTGCCGATTCCGGCGGATCCTCCGAGGCCACCGTCGGCGCCTGGATTGCCGATGCCATCCGCGCCTACGACGAGTGCCGCGCCCGCATCGACGCAATCCGTCGGTGGGACGAGGTGACCTATGGAAGGTGACGTGATGAGCGCAGGCGTGAGCCTGCCGGTGCTGCTCTCGGTAGGCGGCGTGATCGTAGGCGGGGTGTTCGCGCTGCTGAAGTGGTTTGCCGCCAGGCTGCTCGACGACATCGAGAGCCGCCTGCGCCGCATCGATGATCTGGAAAACCGCTTCGAGCGGCTGATGGCGGAGCTGCCGCTGCACTACCAGCGGCGGGAGGACGCGATCCGCGAATACACCGCGATCAACACCAAGCTCGACCGCCTCTACGAGCTTCTTGCCGGGAGAAAACAACAATGACCGACCGCCGAATCGACGCCGCCATCGACATCGCGCGCGCAGAGCGCGAGACGCTGCGCTGGCTCATGCTCACCGCGCTGTGGCACGCGAGGCCCTATGGCACCACCGAACATGTGCTGCTCTCCTGCGCGCACGAAATCCCCATCTACGCCACCGCCGATATGGTGCGCAAGGAGCTCGGGTGGCTTGAAAGCCACGGGCTTGTGGCGATCATCCGCGACGCTTCGCCTCTCTGGGCAGCCAAGCTCACCGCGCACGGGGAGGACGTCTACGAATACCGGGCCGACGCCCCGGCTGGGCTCGCCCGCCCGCCGAGGTGGTGACGATGGCCCGCCGCAGCAAGGTCTATCAACTGCCCGAGGCGATCCGCGCCGAGCTGGAGCGGCTGCTCGCCGACCAGTCCCACGGCGGCTATGCGGCGCTGGCCGCCTGGCTCAAGGAAAAGGGCTTCGACATCAGCCCCTCGGCCATCCACCGCTACGACCAGCGCGTGCAGGCCGTGATGATGCGCATCAAGGCCAGCACCGAGGCGGCGCGACTGATCGCGCAGAGCGCGCCCGATGAGGCAGACGAGCATTCTGCGGCCGTGCTGCGCATGGTGCAGTCGGCGCTCTTCGATGCCATGAGCCGGGTGACCGAAGCCGCCGAAGAGGCCGACCCTGCCGAGCAGGTGAAGGTCTTGAGCCAAGCCGCCCGCGCCATCGCCGAAGCCAGCCGCGCCAGCATCGGCCAAAAGCGCTGGCAAGACGAAGTGCGCAGCAAGATCGAGGCGCTGGAAGCGCAGCAGGGCAAGGAAGGCAAGCGGCTCGATGCCGAGACGCTCAAGCGGGTGAAGGAGGCGCTGTATGGGTAGGCGTGTGGTGCCGTTTCTCAAATACCCCGGCGGCAAGCGGTGGCTCGCGCGGCGCATCATCGAGCGGCTGCCCGAGCACACCTGTTATGTCGAGCCATTTGGCGGCATGGGCGCAGTGCTGCTCGCGAAGCCCAAAAGCAAGGCCGAGGTGTGGAACGACATCGACGGGGGACTGGCCAACGTCATGCGCGTGGTCAAGTACCACCCGGACGCGCTGGCCGACGAACTCTCGTGGATGCTCATACACAGAGAAGAGCGGCTGCGCTATCTCCACGAAGCGCCGGGCGAGACCGACATCCAGCGCGCCGCGCGCTGGATCATGGTGCGCCACGCAGGGTTTCAAGGTAGAGCGTGGAAAGGATTTCTTGTTAGCAAAACGAGTGGCATAAAACCCGTCGCAACGCTGATTGAGCAGATGCGCACTGTGGCGCGGCGGCTTTCTGGCGTCGTCATCGAAAACCTGCCGTGGCAGCGCGTGTTCGACCTCTACGACGGGCGCGAGACGGTGTTTTTTTGCGACCCGCCTTATGCCGACGGCGATCAGGAAACATACGACCACCGGTTCGACGAAGCGATGCACCGGGAGTTGTCCGAGCGCCTGAAAAGCCTCAATGGTCGCTGGCTTCTGACCTACGGCGACCACCCGCTGATCCGCGAGCTGTACGCTAACTGCCAGATCGAGGAGGTGCGGCGTATCCGCACCATCAAGCAGGACGCGCGGCGTGAGTATGTGGAGCTGATCATCACACCATGACCTCCCCCATCATCTACCCCTACCAGCGCCGGTATCTCACCGACACCTCCCGCTGGAAAGTGGCGATGTGGAGCCGGCAGACGGGCAAGACCTTCACCACCACGCTGGAGGCGGTGCTCGATTGTCTGGAGGCCGGGGCCGCTGGGCGGGTTGCGCGCTGGACGATCCTCTCGATCTCGCGCGACCGGGCGATCGACGCGATCAGAAACGGCGCGGCGCTGCATCTGAAAGCCATTGGTGCCATGTTCGAGGCGCTCGATGTGCCCTTTGAGGCCGACGAGATGGCGCACATGGTCAAGCTCCCCGGCGGCTCCTACGTGCGGGCGATCGCCGCCAAGCCAGAGACTGCGCGCGGCATGAGCGACAACCTCATCCTCGACGAATTTGCCCACCACAAGGACAACCGGGCGCTGTGGCGGGCGCTGGTGCCGGTGGTGTCGAAACCGGGGCTGAAACTCAGGGTGATTTCCACCCCCAACGGCGTGGGCGACATGTTCCACGAGATCATGACCACGGGCTTGGGCGGGCTCTTTTCCCGGCACGTGGTGACGATCTATGACGCCGTGTCCGATGGGCTTCCGCGCGACATCGAGGAACTGCGCCGCGCCGCCGGTGACCCCGACACCTGGGCGCAGGAGTTCGAGTGCGTATTCCTCGACCGCGCCGGGCGCGAGTGGCTCACCTACGATGAGATTCTGTCGGCATTGGAGGCGACAATCCCCGGCGCTTATGCGGGCGCGCCCTGCCACGTGGGCATGGACATCGCCGCGCGTGGGGACCTCTCGGTGATCGCTGTGCTCGAGGAAGCGGGCGACGCGCTGGTGCTGCGCGAGCTCATCGAGATGCGCGGGCAGAGCTTTGCCGCGCAGCTCGCAGAGCTCGACCGCGTGATGCGCCAATACCGCGTCGTGCGGGCGCTTATCGACCAGACCGGGATGGGCGAGATGCCGGTGGAGGAGGCGCGGCGACGACATGGGAGCTACCGGATCGAAGGGGTGATCTTCACGCCGGCACGTAAGCTCGACCTCGCCGTGGCGCTCAAAGACCGGCTACAGGCGCGGCGGCTGCTGCTGCAGATCGAGCCTGCGCGACGGCAGGCGCTGATCGACGACCTCCGGGCCGTGCGCATGGAGCCGGGCGTGGGCGGCGTGCCGCGTCTTTTGGCCGACCGGGACGGCGGCAGCCACGCCGACCGCTTCTGGGCGCTGGCGCTCGCGTGCGCGTCGGCGTCGGAGGCGCGCCCCGCTTACGGGTATGAGTCGGTGGCGCGGCGGAGTTTTGGCCGGGCGTTTGACGATCTCGATCTTGACGGGCGCGGACGCGCCCAGGAGTGGGCAGGATGGTGACCGCGAAAAAAACCGACTTGACCGCCGAGCTCGCGCGACCCGCGCAGGTGGGCTTGCGCCAGGTGTGGCAGTGGCGGCCGCTGGCCAGCATGACGCCGGCCATGGTGGCCGAGATTCTGCGCAACGCGGCCATGGGCTATGCGCGGGAGTTCATGCTCGCCGCCGACGACATCAAGGAAAAAGACCTCCACTACCGCGCGGTGCTGCAAACCCGGACGCTCGCGGTGGCGGGCCTGCCGTGGGACGTGCAGCCGGCGGATGACAGCCGGGAGGCGAAGCGCGCCGCCGAGCTGGTCACGGAAGTGCTCACCGACCTCGATGTTTTCAGTCTGGCCGCGCACCTCATGGACGCGGTGGCGAAGGGCTACGCGGTCGCCGAGATCGTCTGGGAGACGGGTAGCCTCTGGCGGCCTGCCGAGATCATCCCGCGCGAGGCGCACTGGTTCACCTTCGACCGCGACACAGGCAGCCTCTTGCACCTCTACGACGGCAGCGTGGATGGCCAGCCTTTGCCGCCCTACAAGTTCATCTTCCACAAGCCGCCCTTGATGAGCGGCATCCCGCTGCAAGGGGGGCTGGCGCGTTCGGCGCTGTGGGCGTGGGTCTTCAAGAGCTACGCGCTGCGCGACTGGGCGCGCTTCTGCGAGCTCTTCGGCCAGCCCATCCGCGTGGGCAAATACCACCAGGGCGCGGCACCCGAGGACATCGCGGTGCTCAAGCAGGCGGCGTTCCAGCTGGGTAGCGACGCTGCGGCGGTGATCCCGCAGGAGATGATGCTGGAGCTGGTGGAGTCCGGCAGCAAGTCGGCCAGCGCCGACCTCTACCACAAGCTCATCGACTACCTCGACCGGCAGGTGAGCAAGGCGGTGCTGGGGCAGACCATGACCACCGACGACGGCTCGTCGCTCGCGCAGGCGAAAGTCCATCAGGAAGTGCGCGCCGACATCATGCGCGCCGACGCCAGGTCGCTGGCCGAGACCATCCGCCGCGACCTCGTCGCGCCGCTGGTGCGCCTGAACCTGGGCGACGCTGCGCCGCTTCCGCGCTTTGCCTTCGTTGTCGAGGAACCGGAGGACATGGCGGCGCTCGCCGATCAGGTGCAAAAGCTCGCCGCATCTGGCGTCGTCATCCCGCAAGCCTGGGTGCGCGAGCGGTTTGCCATCCCCGAGCCGAAAGATGGCGAAGCGGTGATCGGCGGCGCTGCGCAGCAGCCTGCTGCCGAGACGACGCCGGCGGCGCAGTCGCGCGCCGTGCACGCATTGCAGGCGACAAGCAACACCGAAGAGGACGCCATCGACGTGCCTGGGCTACAGGCCGACCGGATGGAGGTCGAGGCTGAACCCGCCTGGGCGCAGATCATGGAGCGTGTGCGCCAGATCGTCGAGCAGGCCCAGTCGTTGCCAGAGTTGCGCGATGCGCTGCTCGCCGCCTATGGCGACTTGCCCACCGAGGATCTGGCGCGCGTGATGGAGCTTGGCTTTGCCGCTGCGGAGCTTGCCGGGCGGTATCTGGCGCATGTGGAGAGCGAGGGCGGAGATGGACGAAGCTGACATCGCAACCGATCGTCTGGAGGCGGAAATGGCGCGCCTCTTGCGCCTACGCCGCGACTCCGGCCCCGCGCCCACCGGCCAGTGCCTGTGGTGCGGCGAGCGCATCAAAAAGCCCAGGCGCTGGTGCTCGGTCGAGTGCCGCGACGACTGGGAGCGCGACCATGCCAGGCGCAAACCTTGAGGAGACTTCGCCATTTGGTCCTGGCTGAAAACCCGACTCGCCATGCGCCGGCTGCGCCGCATGAGGTTGTCCGCGCCCGATGGTGCAACCCTGCTTGCCCAATGGCTGCGCGAACGGAGGTATGTCATTCGCTGCGACAGCAAGGATTGAGGAGATACGAATGCAAAGCATCGATGCCGCTTTCGAGCGGGCAAACCGGGCTAGCCAGTGCCTGCTTGCCGACATTGCCGCGCTTCTCGATAGAGCGATTCAAGCTCGTCTGCCATTGCCAGAATTTCGGCGACAAGTGGCTCGCCGAGTCGCGTTGGCGTCGTGCCGTCAAGAAGGTGGCCTGATGCACGGTGCGCCATCCCGCCAGTTGCCCGGTCAAGCTCCATGACCATAATCATGGCTTTGATGAGTGCCGCCACGCCGGCCCGCGTCGCCGGTGGCCATGTGGCGAGTGTCTGTGCCTGGAGTGTGCGGTGCTGCCTGAGCATGGTGCGCGCCGCCTCAAAGTCGGGTGGCGCATCCTGGGGCAAACTGGAAAGCGCGGCCTGCGCAAAGACGAAGAGCGATTCGGTGAGGTCGTGTGTGTCGTGCTTCATGGTGGTTCTCCGTGTGATTGAACGAACAGCCATCGGGGGATGGTCTGTGCATTCTGCACGCGGCGCGAATCCCCGCCAAATAGGGTGCGGCCATGCCTGACCCCGCCGTCGTCTTTCGCCGCCCGTTCGATGAGCAGGTGGCGTTTTTCCGGGGGAAGCTCGGCAATCTCGTGCCCACGAAAAAGTGGGACGACATCAAGAAGAGCGCCCACGACCGCGCCTTCATGGTAGCCGGCGCCGCCAAGGCCGACCTGCTTGCCGACCTTGCCGCCGCTGTGGACAAGGCGATTGCCGAGGGCGAGACGCTGGAGGCGTTTCGCGGGCGGTTTCTGGAGATCGTCCGCCGCCACGGCTGGGCGGGCTGGACGGGAGACGACCGCAAGACGCCGGACGACAAGGGCGGCAAGGGGGTGGCGTGGCGGACAAGGGTGATATACCAGACCAATCTGGCCACGAGCTACGCCGCCGGGAGGCTCGCCCAGCTCAAGGAAGCTGGCTACCGTTACTGGGTCTACAAGCACTCGGATAGCGTCGCCCACCCGCGCCCGCAGCATCTGGCGTGGAATGGCCTCACGCTGCCCGCCGACCACCCCTTCTGGCAGAGCCACTACCCGCCGAATGGCTGGAATTGCTTCCCTGGTAGCACGCCAGTGCGCTGCGATGCCCTACTCGGTCAGCGCGTCTGGTATGCGGGCGAAATCGTGGAGATTCACGCGGCCAGCGGGAACAGGGTCGCCGTCACCCCCAATCATCCAATACTGACCGGGCGTGGATGGGTCGCGGCGCAGTCGCTCCAACAGGGCGACGAGCTGCTCTGTGCATCGCCCGACATCAATACCCCGCTGAGTTGGATCGTACACGATGAACATGCGCCAACCTGCGCCGAAGATTTGTTCGAGACGCTCGCGGCGCAGGGATTTCGCGTCATTCCAGTGGCGACGCACGATTTCCACGGCGACGCGCTCGGTATGGAAGGCGAAATCCACATTGCGGGTGCCGATCGCCATCTGGTGCACATAGTCGAGTCCGCGCGCGGTGAAGGCTTCGGCAAAATCCGGCTCGATGGCGCATTGGGACTGCCGGTTGAAGCCACCCATACGGCCATGCGCGATTCTGAGGATGCGTCGATCCTCGCCAAGCCCGCGGCGTCGCAGCATCTCCTGAACGGCTGGCTTGGACATGCCAAGCCGCAGCGCGATCTGCCTGGCGCTGGTCAATCCGCTGCGGTACAGGCTGACGGCGATGCGTTCGGCATCGGCGTTGCGCGCATCGGCAGCGGCCCACGCCTTGACAAGGTAGCGCTCGCGCCAGCCGTCGCTTTGCTTGACACGCCGCCAGACGACCCGGTTCGCATCGCTTCGCCCGCGCAGATCGACCCCGGCCTGAGCCAGTGCACGAGCGACGGCCTGACGGCAGCAGCCGCGCTCCTGCGCCAGTTGCTTGACGCTAACCCCGGAAAGGTATTGCTCGACCATGTGATCGAGATCAGAAAATTCGATTGGTCTGGTCATGTTTACGACTTCACGACATCCACAGGTCTTATTCTAGCGGGTGGTATTGTTGTAAGTAACTGCCGCTGCCGCGTTGTCGGCGCGAATGGAGGGGAAGGCGCGAAGCTCCTGGGCGGCGACCCCGGCTACAACACCCCTCCAGCCGGGTGGGACGCCATCGACCCAAAGACCAAAGAGCCGGTTGGGATCGACAAGGGGTGGGGGTATATGCCTGGGCGAAAGGCCGAAGCGATCAAGGCCATTGCCGGGGCGCTTTCCAGGTTCGATCCGGTGATGGCCGATCTGGCCGCCACCTTTGCCGGGAAAACCGTCGCCTGGCCGTATGAGCTGGCCAAAGCCTACATGGGCGGCGTGCCTGCCGAGATGCGCGACGCGCTGGCGCGGGCCGTGCGTGCCCAGCCCGAGACCGGCGAGGCCGTGCGCCGCTACGCCCAGGCCGCGCTGGCTGGCCGCCCGGTAGACCCATACCGTACCATGGGGCTGCTCACCATGGATGAGTCCGCCCGCATCGCCGAGATGACCGGCGTCGAGGCACTCAAGCGGGAGTTGTTCGACTGGGTGATTGACAAATACGCGCCGCTGCATGTTCGCGCCGAGCACGGCGACGATGCCGTGGAGCAGCCGCGCGGGCAACGCGCCGTGACGGCAGGGGATTATGCGCGACTGCCTGCCATCATCCTGGCCCCTGACAGGATTTGGGTGGAAGATGGCGGAAAGACCTTGCTGCTTGAGCGCGCCTTCGATGGCGAGCGGCAGGTTGCCGCCTTCGGCATCCTGAACAAGCGCCGCATGGTGGCGCTCAAGTCGATGCGGGTGATTCGCCGCGCCCCCCGCGCTCAACGGCCGTAACCGTTCCGTGTATGAGACGGCGCCTCGATGGACGCGACGAATCGGAAAGATGCAGCTCCCCCGCGGCAACGTCCCTGACGATTCGTGTTATGAGCACGACCCTACGATGCGAACTGCGCACTACCAGTATAGCCTACCCCGCCCGCGCATCAAACCGCGCGCAGGCCCGCGCCTCGGCCACCTGCTCGCGAACCAGCTCCAGCAGCGCGGCGAGCTGATCGCCGGGGATTTCGCAGGCCGCGCCGTCGGCGGCGGAAAAGGCATGACTCATGGCCTGCAAGGCGAGGTCCGCCCGCCACAGGGCGGCTTCGGCATCCTCCGTGATGATGTAGCCGCTCATGGCTCAGCCCTCCACCGTCACGCTTTGCAGCGCGGCCAGCATCTGCCGCCCCACCGATTCGAGCGCCTGCTGCAAGCGCTGGTTCACGGCGCTGGCCACGTATTCATCGACGATGCGGTCTTGCTCCCGCCGCGCCCGCTCGGCAGCCACCGCCGCGATCAGCGCGGGCGTGGTCTCATCCGGCCCCGAGGCGGGAGAGAAGCGGTACTGCCCCGAGAGCATCTTCTTCACCGCCGACTTGCTGATGCCCAGGTGCCGGGCGATGCTGCCGGTTTCCAGCCCGGCCACGTAGAGCTCCATCGCCTGCCGCTCGATGGTGCGGTTGACCTTGACCCGCCGCCCCCAGGCATTCACCGCCTCGGCGGGCGCGGGCAGGCTGTCCCCGGCCAGCACGCGCTTCGCCCAGGCGCGAAAGTCCTTGGCCCGCGCCGTGTTGGCGAACATGGCGAGCAGGATGCAGCCGGTGTGGGAGAAAATGCGGGTGTTTTGCGTGCCGCCGGGTGTGCTCAAATTGAGCACACCTGTGTCGTCCGGCCCGAACTCGTCGGCGTGCCGCTGGTAGAGGTGGATGACCTTGCGCGACGGGTCTTCGTAGCCCAGGCAGCGCCCCACGTCGCGGGCGGTGAGCCAGCGCCGTCCGGCATGGTCGAGGATGGACACAGGGGTGCCGAGGAACTCGGCGGTGGTGAGTGTATGCATGATTTGCTCCTTCGTTGCAGGTTATGACTACCCGCCGCCCCACGCCAACAGGGCGGGCGGGCACCGTACGGGTTGGCGTACCGGAACGAAGGCACCGGCGAGCCTTGCGGCTCCCCGCACGGGCCGCCCATAGGGCAAACACCATGCGCGGACATGAAAAAAAGCCGCTCCTCGCTTTGCGATCGGCGGCTTCACGTCCGCCTTCGTATTCGGGACGCCAATCCCGATCCGCGACGGCCATCGCGGACGGTGTTAGTGTAGCATATGGCTTTTCAATCACAACCAGGAGGAGAAAAAATGAGGAGCGTTGTTCTTTTGGCAGCAACGATTGGTGTTCTGGCTTCGCCTGCGGTCATGGCGGGTAATACGCCCTGCTCAGGCAGCAAGGGCGGCATATCGCACTGCGAGAACGGGAAGTTTGTCTGCAATGACGGCTCGATTAGCCGCTCCAAGAAGATTTGCGGCGGCTACGGCGACCCCTCTGGCGGAAGCGGGAAGAAGGGTGTGAGGGGCAAGGCTCCGAAGGAGAAGGACAGGAAATAAGCTATGCGCGCCGCAGCCATCGTTGCCGCCGTCTTTGTCGTGCTTGCGCCGGTGGCGCAGGCTGTGGCGCAGTCTTCGTTCGAGTGCCGGGTTGTCGGTGTGACCGATGGCGACACGCTCACCTGTCTGACACGTGAAAAGCGCCAGGTCAAGGTGAGGCTCGCGCAGATCGATGCCCCAGAGAAGGCGCAGCCATTCGGCGAGCGCGCAAAACAGGCGCTATCCGGCATGGTGTTCGGGAAAGAGGTGACCATCATCCAGCGCGACATCGACCGCTACGGGCGCACCGTGGGGACTGTGATCGCGTCCGGAAAGGACGTGAATCTTGCGATGGTCGAGTCCGGCATGGCGTGGGTGTATGAGCGCTACGCCACCGATCCGGCCTATTTCGAGGCGCAAGACAAGGCGCGATCACGCCGTATCGGCTTGTGGGCAGACGCCCATCCGGTCAAGCCGGAAGAGTGGAGACGCTCGGCTGGGGGAAATGGCGGCGCGCACGTCACACATCAAGGCGGGTTATTCACTTGCGGCTCGAAGCGCACCTGCTCGCAGATGGTGTCGTGCGAGGAGGCGAAGTTTTTTCTGACGGTATGCGGGCTAAGGAGTCTTGACCGCAACGGCGACGGCGCGCCTTGTGAGTCCTTGTGCAAATGATCAAGATCGAAATCGACGACCGTGAAGTGCGCGCGGCGCTCGCACGCCTGCAAGCGCGGGTGAGCCACATGCAGCCGGCGATGGACTTCATCGGCCAGGCGCTCATCGAAAAGACCCGCGAACACATCTTCTCCGGGCGCGACTGGACGGGCAATCCCTTTGCCCCCAACAGTCCAGTGACGCTGGCGCGTAAGCGTGGCGCGCGCCCGCTCATCAACCACGGCGACTTCGTCAATAGCCGCTTATACCACGAGGCGAGCAGCGACCAGGTGCTCATCGGCGCGAGCGCCGTGCAGTCCGCCGTGCTGCAATTCGGGGCGAAGAAGGGCGCCTTCGGCCAGACCCGGCGCGGCGCCAAAATCCCCTGGGGCGACATCCCGGCGCGGCGCTACTTCCCGGTGAGCGAATCGGGCGAGATCGACGCCGCCGCCCGCTCGCTGATCCTGGAGGCCATCCGCGCCCATCTGGCGGACGGATGACGTGTCGGCGGCGGGGATAAAAACCCCGCCCGCCGCGCCGGAATCGCCCGCCAACCCGCGCCGTTATGCGGAAACGCTCAGCAAGGCCATTTTTAGGCCCGTAGAGCGATTTTTTTGGCGGGTGGCTACCCATATACCACCCAGACCGAAAAAATCGATTGGGCGGGGTATTATCTCCCCGATAACAAGGGGATAATGAAGCCGACCCGCGACCGGCGATTTTTCGGTTCGCGCGAAACCCATCCGCCGCTACCCCGGCACCCCCTCATTCGATAACTCCAGTTAGTTAAGTCAGGCCGCCATTGCCCCGATCATGGCGGCATGACACGCCGTCATTCGCTCCCAGTTGCCGCCCATGCCGCCGCTGCCGATCCCGGCCAGCGCGCGGCCCACGTCGTTTCCTTGCACCTCCCTCCTCATGCCGCCCATGAGGCGGCCTTGTCCCCGCCGGAATGGGTCGAACTCATTCCGGCGGGGGATTTTTCCGGGCGGGATGGGCGCGGGCCGTACCGGCTGGACATCGACGCAGTGCTCGCCGCATTCGCACAGGCCGCCGTCGATCTGCCGGTGGACTACGACCACCAGACGCTGGATGCCGAGGAGAAATCCGGCCCGGTGCCGGTGGCCGGCTGGATCAAGGAGCTTCAGGCGCGCGATGGCGCGCTGTGGGGACGCGTCGAGTGGACGCCGCGCGCCGCCGACCTGATCGTCAATCGCGAATACCGCTACCTGTCGCCCGTGTTCCGCCACGACAAGCAGGGCCGGGTGCTCTCGCTCGAAGGCGCAGGGCTTACCCACTACCCGAATCTTTTTCTGACCCCCGTCGCTCACACGAAAGGAGATGCCGATATGGACTTGACCCCGATCGCCGAGGCGCTGGGCGTGCAAGGCGAGGCCGATGTGGCCACGCTGGCCGCGCACGCTGCACGTCTCAAGGAAGCCGCCACCCGCGCGCCTGACCCCACCCAGTGGGTGCCGATGAGCCAGCACAAGGCCGTGGCCGACCAGCTCGCCGCGCTGCAAGCCGAGATCGCCGCCGAAAAGGCCGAGGCCGCCGTCACCGCCGCCATGAGCGCTGGCAAGCTCGCGCCCGCAATGAAGGAGTGGGCGCTCGACTACGCGAAGCGCGACCCGGAAGGCTTCGCCGCTTTCGTCGCCGCCGCTCCCGTGGTGGTGTCTGCCGGCACGCAGACTGCCGCGCACAGTGTCGCCTCGAATGCGGACACGCTCACAGAAGAAGACCGCATCGCCTGCCAGCTGCTGGGCATCAGCGAAGCGGACTTCGCCGCGCACAAGAAGGAACTTTGCCGTGACGCCGGCTGAGCTGCGCGCCAGGATCCTCGCGCGTCTCTACGAGGTGCGCCGCCAGGACTGCGCGAGCGGTCGCGGCGACGGCTGGGTGAACCGGATCGAGCTCGTGCGCGAGTTTGGCGCCGACGCCGAGTTCGCCCTCTCCGTGCTCGAAGAGATCGGGCATGTGGCCGCGCGCAAATACCAGGTGCGCATCTCCGGCCACGGCTGCATCGTTCACGAAACCACCCAAGACAAGGAGTAATTCAAGATGGCCATCATCACCCCCGCATTACTGACCAGCCTGCGCACCGGCTTTTCGAAAGCCTTCCAGGATGCGCTCACCTCGACCCCGACCGACTGGCAGAACGTCGCCACCAAGGTGCCGTCGAGCCACACCAGCAACACCTACGGCTGGTTGAACCAGTTCCCCAAGCTGCGCGAATGGGTCGGCGACCGCGTGGCCAAGGATATGGCCGCGCAAGCCTACCAGGTCACCAACAAGCTCTATGAGAGCACGGTGGCCGTCAAGCGCACCGACATCGAGGATGACAACGTCGGCGTCTATACGCCGCTCTTTGCCGAGATGGGCCGCGCCGCTGCTGCGCATCCGGATGAGCTGGTCTTTTCGCTGCTTGCCGCCGGTGAATCGACGCTCTGCTACGACGGGCAGAACTTCTTCGACACCGACCATCCGGTCTATCCCAACGTGGACGGCACCGGCACGGCAACGACGGTCTCCAACCTGCAAGCGGGCACCGAGCCGGCCTGGTATCTGCTCGACTGCTCGCGCGCCTTGAAGCCCTTGATCTTCCAGGAGCGCACCGCGCCGGAGCTCATCTCGATGACGCAGGCGCAGGATGAGAGCGTCTTCATGCGCGATGAATACCGCTACGGCATCCGCTACCGCTGCAATGCGGGCTTCGGCTTCTGGCAGCTGGCCTACAAGTCCAAGGCCACGCTCGATGCCGCCAACTTCAACGCCGCCATGGCCGCGATGATGGGCATTGCCGCCGACGGCGGCCGCCCGATGGGGGTCAAGCCCACGCACTTGCTGGTGCCGCCGACCTTACGCGCCGCGGCGCTCACGCTCATCGAGGCGCAGACCATCAATAACGGCGAGAGCAACCCCAACTACAAGGCGGTCGAGGTCATCGTCTCGCCGTGGCTGGCGTAAGCGGAGGGGGCATGTCCAGGGCAAAGGCCAACACCGCCGCCGCGCGCTCCGGCGCCACCACCGTGCGCCTTTCGGTGCGCACCGTGGCCGCCCACGGCGAGCTGACCCGCTACCGTGCCGGGCTCGGCCCCTTCACCCGCGAGCCGCAGGTGGTCGAAGTGACGCCGGAGCAGGCCGAGCTGCTGCGCACCGACCCGGTGCTGATCGTCACGGAAGCGCCGCAGGAGTAAGGCATGGGCTACCTCACGGCAGCGGAACTCGCGGTGCGCTACGGGCAGGATCGGCTGGTCGATCTCACCGACCGCGACGGCGATGGTCTGGCGGACGACCCGATGATCGCCCAGGCGCTCTCGGACGCCGACGCCGAGATCGACGGCTATCTGGCCGCCCGCTACCAGCTGCCGCTGCCGACCGTGCCAGCCATCCTTGCGCGCATTGCAGGCGACATCGCCATCTACCGGCTGCTGTCGCTGCGCCGCACCGGCGACATCGAGGATGCACGCCGCCGCTATGAAGACGCCCGGCGGCTGCTCGAGGCCATCAGTCGCGGTGCGGTGAGCCTTGGCCTGCCCGCCGCGCTGCCGCCGGCCGCCCAGCCGCAGCTTGCGCGCGCTGCCGCCAAAAGCGGCCCCGCGCCCATCTTCGGGCCTGACCAGATGGGGAGCTTCTGATGATCCTCGCCGTCGAGCGCGCCGTGGTGGATCGTCTCAAGGCGGCGCTGGCACCCTTGCCGGTCGATGCGCTCCCCGCGCGAGGCTACCGCTTCTCCCACGCCAAGGGCGCGGCGGTGGTGGCCGCCAGCGACATCGCCGCCGAGCCGGTGGGGGATGTGGGCGCTTCCGTGCAAGGGGCAACGCTCACGCTAGAAGTGGCGCTCTTTGCCCGGTCGCTGCGCGACGGTGCCGGGGTGTGGGATCTGTTCGAAGTGACGCGCCGGGCGCTTCTGTCGTTCAAACCCGCGCCGGGGGCGACGCCATTGCGCCTTCTGACCGCGCGGCTCGCTGACGCAGAGGCCGACACCTGGATGCTCGTCACCCGCTGGGCCTGTGGAATTCCGATGGTGGCCGACCTCGACTACGAGGGCGGGCCGCTTTTGACCGAAGTGCATTTCGTGGAGAGCTGACATGCAATACCGCTATACCGGACCGCTGACGTCCATGACGCTGCCAGACGGGCGCGACGTGATCCTGATCGACGGCCAGACCGTCGATCTGCCTGATGACAACCCCGTGGTGCAGACGCTGGTGGCGCTGAAGCGCTTGACTCCTGAAGCTGCGCCCGCGCCCAAGGCGAAAAAGGCCGGAGACCAGGCATGAACGCGACCGAGATCAAGGCGCGGCTCTACGAGATCGAGCAGCGCATCGCGGTCATCACGCCGGAGATTCTCAAGGCCGCCGCCGCCATCCGCGAGGCGGCGATGGCCGAAGCGTCTGTCACCGCGCCGCAGTTCGCTGCACTCAATGCCGGGCTCATGATCGATCGCGTGCGCCTGATCGCCGAGGCGGCTGGCGAGCTGCGCGACGAGCTGAAGCGCCTGGCCGACGAAAAGCGCGCCCTTTCTGAAACCCTGAAACACATCGGAGGATGACCATGCCCGCCAACTTCCTGCACGGCGTCGAGACCATCGAGATCGACAAAGGCCCGCGCCCCATCCGCACGGTGAAGACCGCCGTGGTGGGGCTCATCGGCACCGCGCCCACCGGCCCGATCAACACGCCTACCATCGTTTTGTCGGAAAAGGACGCTGCCGCCTTCGGCAGCATCACGGATGCCGCGAGCGCCGGTCACACCATCCCGCAGGCGCTGGACGCCATCTTCGACCACGGCGCGGGCACGGTGATCGTGGTCAACGTCTTCGATCCGGCGGTGCACACGGTCACCAACGAACCCGGCAAGACGCAGATCAACGCCTCGCACATCATCGGCACGGTCGATGCCGCTGGCAACCGCACGGGGATGAAGGCGCTGGAGGACACCTACAACCTCTTCGGCTTCAACGCCAAGCTCCTGATCGCTCCGGGATACGCGACGCTCACCTCGGTGACCGCTGAGCTGATCGCGATGGCGGCGAAGCTGCGTGCGATGGCGATCATCGATGCACCATCGGGGCTGACCGTGCAGCAGGCGGTGGAAGGACGCGGGCCTTCGGGCAGCATCAACTTCAACACCAGCTCGGAGCGCGCGATTCTCTGCTACCCGCACCTCAAGGTCTATGACCCGCGCACCGACGCCGAACGGCTGGAGCCCATGAGCCCGCGCCTGGCTGGCCTGATGTGCGCCACAGATACAGAGCGCGGCTACTGGTGGAGCCCGTCGAACCAGGAGTTCAAGGGCATCACCGGTGTGGAGCGCCCGATCACCGCGCGGGTCAATGACCCGCAGAGCGAGGCGAACCTCCTCAACGAAAACGGCATCGTCACCGTGTTCAACAGCTTTGGCACCGGCTACCGCGCCTGGGGCAACCGCAGCGCCGCCTGGCCGAGCGTCTCGCACCCGAAGAACTTCATCAACGTGCGCCGCGTGGCCGACGTGCTGCACGAGTCGGTGGAGTACGCGATGCTGCAATTCATCGACCGGCCCATCAACGACGCGCTCATCGACGACATCAAGGGCAGCGTCAACGCCTTCATCCGCACGCTGATCGGGCGCGGGGCGCTGATCGACGGGGCATGCACCTACGACCCGGCGAAGAACCCTCCGACAGAGCTGGCCTCCGGGCACCTCACCTTCGACATCACCTTCATGCCGCCCGCGCCTGCCGAGCGGATCAGCTTCGAGAGCTTCATCGACATCAACCTCTTGTCCCGCCTGGGCGGCCAGCAATAAAAGGAGTAGGTCATGGCAAAGATCGAAATCCACCGCATCACCAACGCCAACGTCTATCTGGACGGGCAGAGCCTCTTGGGTCGCGCCGAGGAGGTGCAGCTGCCGCAGATCAAGGCGAAGATGGTCGAGCACAAGGCGCTCGGCATGGTCGGCACCATCGAAGCCTTCGCCGGCTTCGAGAAGCTCGAAGGCAAGATCAAGTGGGCGAGCTACTACGCCGACGTGCTCAAGAAAGTCGCCAACCCGTTCAAGGCGGTGCAAATCCAGGTGCGCGGCTCCATGCCCATCATCCTGGGCGGGTCTATCTCGCGCGAAGCACCCATCGTCGCCCTGCTCTCGGTGGTGTTCAAGAGCCTGCCGGGCGGCAACTTCAAGCAGCACGAAAACGTCGAGCTGGAGACCGACTTCACCGCCTACTACATGAAGCTCACGGTGGACGGCCAGGATGTCGCCGAAATCGACGTGCTGGAGAACATCTACAAGGCGGGCGGCGCCGATCTGCTGGCGCAGTACAGCGCCAACATCGGGGGCTAAGCGATGACGGAGATCACCCTCCAACACCCGGTCAAGCTCGCCACCGGCCAGATGCTCACCAAGGTGACGCTGCGCCGCCCAAAGGTGCGCGACCTGAAAGCCGCGCAGCGCGTCTCCGACAAGCCCGAGGAGCAGGAACTGGCACTCGTCGCAGCGCTGGCGGGGCTTACGCCCGAGGACATCGAAGAGCTCGATCTCGCCGATTACCGCGCGATCTCCGAGTCCTTTCGCGCCATGCTGGATACCGGCGGCTGACCTGTGGCGGGCTGCCGCGCTGCTGGCGCGGTGGTTTCGCTTTCAGCCCTCGGAGATCGACGCGCTCGAGGTCGACGAGCTGCGCAGATGGTGTGACGAGGCGCGCCGCCAGATCAAGGACGCAGGCGGCGAATGATCTCCACCGCCACGCCAAGCAGCGGGGCCACTAAAACGACCGCCGCGCCGATCAAGGGTGCGGCCCAGAGCGGGGCGCCGACAGCAACAGCAGCGGCGATGAGCAGGGTCACGATGACAATAGCGGCGTCCATCTGAGGCAGTATGGCACAAGAATTCTTCCTTGGCATCAAGTTGGGCGTCCTGGGCGCTGGCGTCGTGGGCGCCGCCATCGGCCAGGCGCAGGGCGCGCTCAAGGGGCTGGGCGATGTAGCGCGTCGCGTCCAATCAGAGCAAGATCGCCTGGGCGAGGCCATTCGCCGCCACATGGGGACGCTCGCGCCGCAAACGATCGCCGCGCTCAACCGCGACTATGAGCGGCTTGGTCGTACCATCGACGCCATCCGGCAGAAGCACGAGGCGCTCTCCCGCGCCATGCAGTACAAGAGCGACCTGGCCGACGCCCGCGCGCGCATGGGCGGCGAGATCATGGGGACCTACGCCACCGCAGCCGCCACCGGCGCGCCCGTGCTTGCCGCCGTGCGCGAGGCGTCGGGCTTTGGCGATGTGGTCAAAGACATCGCGATCGTCGGCGAACTCACGCGCGAGGAAGAGGCGCAACTCGGCGCATCCTTGCGCGAGGTGGCGCGCACCACCAACCAGACCGCTACGGATATCGCCAAAGGCGTCGGAATGCTGATCGCCAACGGCATGGAGGCCAAAAAGGCCGCCGAGCAGGCGCAGCTTTTGGGCAAGTTCACCACCGCCACCCGCGCGAGCCTCGACGACGCCGCCAAGATGATGGTGAGCTTCGACCTCTTGGGCGTCAAAGCGCAAGACATGGAACTCGCCTTTGCCCAGGCCGCGAAGGCGGGCAAGCTCGGCTCCTTTGAAGTGCGCGACATGGCCCGCTGGTTCCCGCAGCTCGGTGGCTACATGAAGGCCATCGGCATCACCGGCAACGAGGCGGTGGTGAACATGGCGTCACGGCTGCAAATCGCCATGCGCACGGCGGGCAGCACGGATGAGGCCGCCAACAACTTCAGGAACTTTCTGGCCAAGCTCACCAGCCCGGACACCAAGAAAGACTTTGAAAAGCTCGGCATGGACCTGCAAGGCTCCATGCTCAGAATGGCGCGGCAGGGGATGGATCCGATCGAAGGCGCGGTCGGTCTGATCATGGACAAGCTCGCAGCGCAGTCGCCAGAGGTGACGAAAGAGCTGAAAGCGCTCAGCAAAGAGCTCGCAGCGATCAAAGACCCCGCGGAGCGCGCCGCCGAGATGGAGCGCCGCCGCACCATGATCGAGGCGCTTGGCCAGCGGGCCGGTATCGGCCAGATGTTCCAGGATATGCAGGCGGTGGCGTATCTGCTCGCCGAAATCCAGAACCGCGACGACCTCAAGAAAATCCGCGAAGAGACCGCCACCGGCAAGGGCGCGTCGGGCAAAAGCGCGCTCGACGAAGATTTCGAAAAGCGCATGCAGTCGCCGCTCGAGCAGTTCAAGCGCTTCCGGATCGAGCTGCAAGAGCTCGCGATCACGGCGGGCGATGCGCTGCTGCCGCCGCTTCTTGACATCGTGCGCGCGGCGCAGCCAGCGGTGAGTGCGTTTGCCGCGTTTGCCAAAGAGCACCCGGCGCTGATGAAAGGGCTAGTGGGCGCAGCCTTGGGACTGGTCGCCTTCAAAGTGGCCGCGCTGTCGCTCGGGTGGGTGGTGAACTTTTTCCTGCTCTCGCCCATTGCCTCGCTGCGCGTCGCGTGGCAGGCGCTCACCGCCCGCGTGCTGATCGGGCGCGCGGCGCTGCTGGCCGGCGCTACGCCCTTGCGCGCGCTGGGCGCCGCCGCCGGGCTGAGTGGCGGGCTGATTGCCAAGCTGGGCGCGGGTCTTCTCTGGTTCAAGGGGGTGGCGAGCACGGCGCTCATGGCCGTGGGCCGCGCCGTTATTTGGCTTGGCCGGGCGATGCTGTTGAATCCCGTCGGGCTGGTCCTCACCGCGATCGCTGGTGCCGCCTATCTGGTGTGGCGCAACTGGGAGAAAATCGGCCCGCTGCTCGCGCGCGTCTGGGAGCGGGTGAAAGAGGGCTTTGCCGCCGCATGGGAGTGGCTCAAGGCGCTCCCCGGCAAGATGCTCCAGATGGGCCGCGAGATCGTCTCTGGCCTCATCGACGGAATCAAGGCCAAGCTGGGCGCGCTGGGCGATGCCGTCAAGGGCATGGGCGAGGCGGCAAAAAACACCTTCAAGGGCTGGCTGGGCATCAAGTCGCCCTCGCGCGTGTTTGCTGGCTTCGGCGAGATGATCGGCCAGGGCGCAGCGCAGGGCATCGCGGGCATGGCTGGCGCTGTAGGCAAAGCCACGGCAGGGCTGGCGCTTGCGGCCACCGCTGCCTTCCAGCCGGCGCTGGCGCTGCCGCGCTTGCCGCAGGCACCAACACCCGCCGTGCCCACATTGCAGGCGACAAACCGCGCCGCACAAAACGCCGCCGCCATGCACATCACATTCTCCCCGCAGATCACCGTCTCCGGCGCGGCGAGCCCCGAGGCTGCCCGCGCGCAGGTGCAACAGGCGGTGCAGATGAGCTTTGCCGAATTCGAGCGGCTGATGCGCCGCTATGAGCACGAACGCCGGAGGATCGCGCCATGAGCCTCTACGCAGTGCTGGGCGAGACGGAACTCGAGATCATCACCTGGCTCGATGGCCTCTCGGTGCGCTACGGCGCGCAGTACGCCGAGCAAGGGCTGATCGGCAGAAAGAGCCTCCTGCAATACACCGGCCACGCCCCGGATGAGGTGCGGATCGACGCCCGGCTGCACGCCGCGTGGTGCAATCCGGCGGACGAGGTGCGCCGCATCAAGGAGCGCATGGACAACCGCGAGCCGCTCGCCTTCGTGCTGGGAACTGGCGAATACCGTGGCGTGTTTGTCATCACCGAGGCGGAGGTCACGACCACGCAGACCGATGGTTACGGCAGCGCCATCGCCTTCGAGCTGTCCATGACCCTGCGCGAATACGTGGGCGATCCGGCCGAGCCGAATCCGCCAGGCGTCATCACCGATGGCTACCGCATCCCCATCGGCGTCACGGGCGCGGACGGCTTCGATTTGATGACGCAGGCCGCGCCGGATTCGCCAGGCGGGCTGGCCGCCATCGTCTCTGAAGGCATTTCGGCGGTGGCGCGTGGCGTTGAGCTTGCTGCCGACCTGGCGAGCTTCGCGCGGCTGGCGCAGTCGTCGCCCGATGCGGCGCTGCTCGCCTTGCCCGGTCTTACCGGGCGGCTGGAGGGCTTCGGGCCGTCACTGCCGATCGGCGATTTTTCCGGGATAGCGCAGATGGCGGGCGCTGTGTCGTCGGTGGTGTCGCAGGCCAGCGCCGTGGCCGGCGGCCTGCTCTCGGCCCGCGCACAGTTCGACAGCGCCGCAGCGGCGCTCGGATCCGGCATCGGGGGGCTCTCCTCGGCGCTGTGGAGCGTCCATGCCGGGGCGCGCGCGCTCGAGGACGTGCGGGGCAATCTCTCGTCGCTCGCCGCGCATGCGGCAGCGCGCCTGCCGGTCATGGATGAGGTGTGGGTATGAAGGCCATCATCCACACCACCCAGGACGCCGACCGCTGGGACCTGATCGCCTGGCGCTACTACCGGGATGTCACGCAAATGGCGGCGCTCGTTGCCGCCAACCCGCACGCGCCGCGCACCGGGCTTCTGCCAGCAGGACTCAAAATCGCCGTGCCGCTCATCGAGCGCGCCGCCAGCAGTGACGCATTGCCGCCATGGAAGCGCTGACCCCGGCCGTCAAGCTCACCTACAACGGGCGCGACATCACCGCCGATCTTTCGCCCTACCTCATGCGCGTCACCTACACCGACCGCCTGACGGGCGAAGCCGACAGCGTGGACGTGGAACTGGCCGAGAGCGACGCGATCAATAGCCGCTGGCTTGCAGACTGGTATCCCGACAAAGGGATGGAACTCGCGCTCGACTACGGCTACGCGGGCAAGCCTCTCGTCTCGGCGGGCCGCTTCGACGCGGACGAGATCGAGATCGAAAGCCCGCCGCTCACCATCCGCATCCGGGCACTGGCCACGGGCGTCTCGCGCGCCGTGCGCACGCGCATCGGCAAGAAGTACGAACTCACCACGCTGGCCAAGATCGTCGATGAGGTCGCCAAGCGCATCGGCGCGAAACGCAAGGGCAAGATTGCCGACATCCACATCGACCGCGCCACGCAATACCAGGAGACCGACTGGGAGTTCCTCGTGCGCATCTGCCGCGAGTACGGCTATGCGGTGAAACTCACCGACAACAACAAGACGCTGGCCGTAATGAAGCTGGGCGAAGACGCCGCCCCTGTGCGCACCTTGACGCCGGGGGACATGACCCGCTACACCTACCGCGACCGCATCACAGAGGTGCCAAGCCGAACCGAGCTTCGCCATCACGACCAGGGCACTGGAGAGCTCGTCGTCTATGGCGTCAAAAACGGCGAAGTGGTGCCGGTGGAGACGAAGGCCGCCGCCGACACCAAAAAACGCCACGTGCGCGCCAAGACCCCTGAGCAGGCTAAAGCATTGGCCTCCGCCGAGCAGGCCCGCCATGAGATCGACAAAACGAGTCTCGAGGTGCAACTGCCGGGCGACCCGCTGCTGGTGGCCGGGGCCACTGTCGATATCGCCGGGCTTGCCCGCATCGACGGGCGCTACCTGATCACCGAGGCGCGCCATGAGATCGGCCGCTCGAGCGGCTACGCCACCAGCCTCAGCCTCAAGCGCATCAAGGAGAAGCAGTGAAAGAGACCATCCGCGAAGCGCTCGCCACCCTCAAGTTCGGTTTCGTGTCGGCTTTGGATGCGACGACGCACCGCGTGCGGGTGAAGCTCCCAGACCTCGACGACCTCGAGACCTACTGGCTGCCGGTGCTCTGCTTGCGCACCCGCCGTGACCGCGTCGAGCACCTCCCCGACGTAGGCGACCATGTGGCGGTGCTCCTTGACCAAAACGGCGAAGACGGCCTCGTGCTCGGCGCGATCTTCTCCGCGCGCGACCCGGCCCCAGGTGGCGGCCCCGACATCACAGCCGCTCGCTTTGCCGACGGTACCGTGGTCGAGTACGACCGGGCGGCGCACAGGATGCTGCTGTCCGTGCGCGGGCCGGTGGAGGTGGTGGCCGATGGACCGGTGAGCATCACAGCGCCCTCGGTGCACGTGACGGCGCAGTCGGTGACGATCGACAGCCCGCAGGTGACCGTCACCGGCAAACTCACCGTCGGCAACGGCATCGCCGTCTCTGGCGGCGACGGGGCGGCGGCGACCATCAGCGGCAATGTCGCGGTCGAAGGCAGCATCTCTGCCTCCGGCAGCATCATGGACGCGGGCGGCAACTCCAATCACCACTCACACTGATAACTCCAGTTAGTTACGCCATCGCCATCCATCACACATCATGCGCGCATGATTCCGGCCACGCATCACTGGCAACCGGCCCTGGGCGGTGACGGCTACGTCGAGGACGTGGACGACATCCGCCAGGCGATCGCCATCATCCTCAAGACACCGCAAGGGTCGGACCCGCTGCGGCCCGACTTCGGCTCGCGGGTGTGGATGTATCTCGACTACCCGATCGACCGCGCCCGCCCGCACGTGGTGCGCGAGACGGTCGAAGCGATTCGCCGCTGGGAGCCGCGCGTGACGGTGACGCGCGTGATCGTCGCGCTTGACGGTGACGCCGCCATCAAGATCACCGTCTTTTTCAAGCTGGCCAATGGCGTTGAGGTCAGCGCTGAGGTGCGCCCGCGATGAGTGAGCTCAAGGTCATCCCAGACGACGCCGCTGCGATCCGCGCCGAGATCGTCGCCGCGTATGAGTCCGCGACCGGCAAGACGCTCTACCCGGCGCAGATCGAGTCGCTGCTGATCGACCTCATCGCCTACCGCGAAACGCTCCTGCGCGCCGCGATCAACGACACGGCGCGGCAAAACCTCGTGCGCTTCGCCCGCGCGCCCATGCTCGACTACCTGGGCGAACTCGTCGGCGTGGCGCGGCTTCCGGGTGAGGACGACGAGCGGCTGCGCGCGCGGATCATGGAGGCGCCGGAATCCTTTTCTGTTGCCGGCCCGCGTCTGGCCTACCGCCACCACGCAATGAGCGCCCACGCTTCCATCGTCGATGTGGCGGTGGAAAGCCCCGAGCCGGGTGTCGTGCGCCTCTATCCCCTCACCGACACGGGGCTGCCGTCACAAGAGATCCTCGCCCTGGTGCTCGCCCAGTGCAGCGCCGAGGACGTGCGGCCCCTGTGCGATACGGTGGAGGTGGCTCCCCCGCAAGACCACCCATTCACGGTCGACGCGCGCCTCACGGTGCTGCTGCCCTTTGATGCCGAGACCGTGCGCGCCGCCGCTGAAGCGTCGCTTGAGACCAAACTCGCCGAAATCAAAAGCCGCCTCGGGCGCGACGTCGCACGCTCGGCGCTCATCGCCGCGCTGCATGTGGAAGGGGTGGCAAGCGTGAATCTTGTCGCCCCGAATGCGGACATGCCCGTGCCGCCCACCGGCTGGGCGCACGCCACATCGGTATCCGTCACCGTGGCAGGAGTGAGCGATGGCTGACCGTCTCGCCCCGGACGTGCTCGCGCTCGATCCCCGCTTCGGCCCGCTCGCCGAGGCCACCGCCCGCATCGAGCAGCTGCCGCTCGACTGGCTCTTGACCTACCTCATCGACACAGTACCGTCGGAATGGCTGCCGGAGCTTGGGCGGCAATTCCACATCATGCCGCTCGAGGGCTGGCAGTTTGCACAGACCGACGCCGAGCGTCGCCGGCTGATCCGCGAATCGATCAAGCTGCATCGCAAGAAAGGCACGCCCTGGGCGGTGAAGCGGGCGCTTTCGATGATCGGCGTGGAGGCCGATCTGATCGAGCGCCGCGACGTGCGCGCCGCCTACATCGCGCACAATCCGCTGCTCCTGGACGGTTCGTGGCGGCTCGATGGCAATGGGCATGCGCTCAAGCCGGTCGACATCCTGTCTGGGCTTCCCTACATCGAGCACTGGGCGACGTTTCTTGTGCGCATCAACCTCGATCTGGCACGCGGCTACGACATGGACGAGGTGCGCGCGGCGATCCGCGAATGGGCCCCTGTTGCGCGCCATCCGGTGCTGTTCTACTGGCTGGCGCAGGACTACCTCCAGCCGCTTGCCTCGGTTTACCGGCTACTGCTCGACAAGCGCGTCTGCCACCCCTACGGCTGGCCTGGGGTGACGCTGCATGGCTGTCCGAACCGCGCCTGGCGTCTTGGCAGGCAAGCTGCGCTAGATGGTCGGCCATTTGGCTTCCAGCTTGGCGCATCGCTGACGCCCACCGAGCGAATTCGCTCTCGCCGCGCGGCATCTCATGCGGCCATCAGCAAGGCGTGCGCATCCCGCGTCTGGTCGGCGCAGCGGCTACCTGCCGTGCGCACGCGCCGCCTCGATGGCCGCTGGCATCTCGGCGGTGCGCCGCGCATCGGACGTTTTGCGCTCGACGGACGGCGATTGACGCACGCCCGCTTTTCTGCCGCGACAAACAGCCTGCCGGTATCCGGCCGCTGGCGTCTCGGCGGCCCCATGACCCCGCTTTTTGAGATGAGGACGACCCATGTCTGACGCCATCACTCTCGACGCTTTCCGCGCGCGGCTTGCCGCGCACATGGCAGGTGAAGCGCCCGCGCCAGCCGTGGCCTTCATGGCCTTTGGCGACGGCGGCCACAACGCCGACGGAACGGCAAAACCGGTCGATGCCGCGCGCAACGCCCTGTTCCATGAGCGTCTGCGCAAGCCCGTCGCTTCCGTCAGTCGCCCGCAGCCGACGTATGTCGAAGCCAAAGGCGTCATTGCCGAATCTGAGCTGGTCGGCGTGACCGTCTCCGAAGCCGCGCTGGTCGATGCAGCCGGCAACATGATCGCCATGAAGACCTTTGCGCCGAAGGTCAAAGAAGCCGACGAGCGCATCGAAATCACCCTCACCTTGAGATTCTGAACAGGAGTTCGCCATGACCATCCCTCATCCGCAAATCACCCCAATCCCTAACAACGAACCTGAAGCGGTCCCAAGCCTTTGGAACACCCGCTACGTCGAAATCGACGAAAACTTCGCCAACCTCGACGGCAGGGTGACGGCCACCGAATCCGAAATAGCCGCCGCCCGCGCCGGTCGAGCGAGTCTCGGCGCGGCCATCTCCGACATCATGACCAGTCTTGGGCTGATGGGCGACACGCTGCAAGGGCTCGCCAGCCCGGCCAGCGTGCAGCAGGCCGTCTCGCTCGACTGGCTCTACCGCAACCGCAAGATCGCCTTCGAGCTCTTTGCTGACGGCTACCGCCTCCGCAACATCGGCGAAGTGGCGGTCATCAACGGCGTCATGGGCGACGACTCGATCGACGTGGCCGATACCACAGGCTTCCGGGTTGGGCAGGACTACATCCTCGTCGAAGGTAGCGAGATCGCCATGATCCGCATCGCGGCGGTGCTCTCGGCCACGCGCCTGCGGCTGACGAGCAACCTGCTGCGCAACTGGAGCTCTGCCGCAAAAATCGTCGGCCAGACCTTCGCCCAGCGCACGGGTGGCGGCGTCAGTGCGCAGCCCGGCGCGCGCTGGATCTCCAAGACCATCAACCTCGGCGAAGACAACGACACCCGCGCAGTGGTGATCCGCCGCAGCCACAACTCGGCCAATGTCCGGCTCTATTTCCGCGACGCCTACACCACCAACTGGACAGAGCGGCCGTGGATCTACAAGCGCGTCGGCGCACCGGATACGCCCATCCCGGATGGGTTTGCTGACTACGAATACACTGTGCCGATGAAAGGCGACGGCTTTTTACGCATCGTCGTCGAAGACGAAGCGTGTGACATTCTCCACATCGTCGCGCTCGGCACCGTCACCGGCCTGACCGGCCTGATGAACCCAGGCCTTGCGCCGGATGCGCCCACGATCTCCAACCCGACCAACGGCGCGACCGACATCGGCGAGACTCCCACGCTGGCCATCGCCGGATTCTCGTCGCCAGCTGGCAACGCCTTCGCGCAGGCGCACTTCCAAGTCTCGACGAGCAATACCTTTGCCACCGTCGCGCACGATTCCGGCTGGGTCAACGCGCAGTCCTACACCTTGCCGGCCGGCATCCTCTCGACCGGCACGACCTATTACGTGCGCGCACAGGTCAAAGACTCTGCCGGCCTCACGTCCGCCTGGTCGGCGGCGTCGTCCTTCACGACCAAGGCATCGTTTGCCTACGTCAACACCCCCAGCATCACCAGCCCGACCAACGGCCAGACCGACATCCCGGCGCAACCGACCATTACGTCGAGCGCTTTTGCCGTCACTGGCGGAGCGGATACGCACCTGTCCAGCCAGTGGCAAATCCGGCTGGCATCCGGCTCTTGGGCAAGCCCGCTCCATGATTCCGGCGAAACGACCACTGCAAAAACCTCCTACGTCGTCCCGGCGGGGGTGCTGCAAGCGGGGCAGACGCAATACGCTGTCCGTGTGCGGCACAAGGGAAGCTCGCTCGGCTGGTCTGAATGGTCGGCGGATGTGACGTTCACGACCAAGCAGCAATTTGCCTCGATCATCGGCCTGGTGCAAGTCGCCACTGGCGGCGGTGCAGGGCAATACCAGCGCGTCGATGAGAATTTCAACCCCGTCTCGCCGAACGCGGCGTGGTTCAACAACAACCCAACCTACGCGGGGATCGTCGACCAAACGATAGACGGTCAGGCGATGGTGCGCATCCCTAGGTTTTACTTCAAGGCGGGAACGGTACCAAGCGGTACATACGCCGGCAAAGCCTACTGGATGATCTCTGATCAGCCTGTGCCTGGTTTCAGCGTTCATCCGGCATTCATTGGCGCTGGCGGCGCAGAACTCAATCAAATCTGGGTTGGGAAGTATCAGGCGAGCACAGACGGCACGAAAATGCAGTCGGTTGCCGGTGTGTCGCCATACGTCAGCATGGACTTCCCGACGGCCCGCAGCCGAGCCTACGCCCGCAACACCGGCGGCGTCTCCGGTTTTCGCCTCTGGAGTTACTACGACCTTGCCGCAATCCAGATGCTGGCATCAATCGAAATGGGCGGGCTGGACATGCAGTCACTCATCGGTCAGGGGCGCGTGTCGGCGTCAAGCGCGGCGAATGTTGATGCCAGCGATGTGGCGCAAGCGACGTGGCGTGGCATTGTCGGGCTGTGGGGTAACGTCTGGCAGATGGTGGACGGCCTCAAGCGTAACGGAGGCACGTGGTGGCGCTGGCAGTACAACGTGCCGGGTAATACCACGACTAGCGATTTCTCCGCAGGCTATATCAACACCAGTCAGTCTGCGCCTGCGTCTTCCGGCTATCCGGTCACGTTCAACACCACGCTACTTGCGGCTGGTGTCATTGTGCCAGCGACTGTTGACGGTACGCAATCGAATGGCAGCACTGGAGACTATTTCTGGAGTAATACAAACACCGATGATCGAATCGCCTATCACGGCGGCCGCTGGGGCGACGGCGCGGACGCCGGCCTCTTCTACCTGTACGTGGGCGACGCCCCGTCGCACGCGAACAGCAGCATCGGTGCCCGCCTCGCGAAGGTGTAATGGGTTATGGATATTACGGGTTATGATTTTGGCCGCGCGCCCGAGGCGCGCGTGCCTCTGACCAGACAAGAGCAAGCGGCGCGCTACGCGCCCTATCAGGCGCTTATCGAAAAAATTGAGGAGCTAGACGCCTACAGCCATCAAGTGATGCACCAATGGCCGAAAATCGAGCGGCATGTCCTCGCCGCAGAGGTGCGCGCTACCCTCCTGCGCCTACGTCGCCACTGCGCTGTCGCGTGGAAGCGACGGCAAAAAGCCGCTGCTTTGTTTGACCTTGACGTCGAGGTCGAGCTGTTGCGCCACCTCGTGCGCAAAGCGTGGCGGCTGCGGTACATCAACGCGCACCGTCTCGAAGTCTGGTCGCGCCACGTGGACGAAATTGGCCGCATGGTCGGCGCGTGGATCAAGCACGAAGGAGCGCGCGCATGAGCAACCGGGCGCAGGCGTGTTACGGCGGCAACTGGGGCAACGGCGCGAACGCCGGCCTCTTCTACCTGAACGTGAACAACGACCCGTCGAACGCGAACAGCAACATCGGTGCCCGCCTCGCGAATGGTAGCGGCCAGAAGGCAGGCTTCCCACGGGAATCTGTCCAGTGCCCATCATTCGGCGCCTGCGTCCAGAGCCTGAACCGGCTCGAAGATCAACAGCCACCAGCGGCGCAAGTGGCTGGCGGCGGCATCTACTCACGCATCATCTCTTTTGAAAACCTGCTTGCCGCCTACGACGAAGCCCGTCGCGGCAAGCGCTACACGCCAGAGGCACTCGACTTTGCCGCCCGCTGGGAAGAGCATCTCATCAACATCCACGAGCACCTCAAGTGGCGCACATGGCAGCCCGGCGAGCCGCGCATCTTCACTGTCAAAGATCCGAAACGTCGCGACATCACCGCGCCGCCCTTTGCCGACCGCATCGTGCATCATGCGCTGGTGCGCGTCGTCGAGCCGATGTTTGAACGGCGCTTCATTTTCGACTCTTACGCCTGCCGCAAAGGCAAAGGCACACACGCCGCTGTTGCCCGCGCGCAGTCTTTCCTGCGCCGCGCCAAGCGCAATTGGGGTGAAGGCATCTACGTCGTCCACGCCGACGTCAAAAGCTATTTCGCCAGCATCGACCACGATGTGGCGCTGGTCGCCATCGGTCGCGTCATCCACGATCAAGACGTGCTCTGGCTGTGGCGGCAGATCATGCGCGGCTACGGATTCGATGGTGGTGTTGGCCTGCCAGTCGGCGCGCTGACCAGCCAGCTCGTCGCCAACATCGTCCTAGATCGTGTCGATCACATCCTCAAAGACGACGCCGGCGAGCCGCACTACCTGCGCTACATGGACGACATGGTGGCTATCTGCCGCGACAAACGACACGCGCGCCAAACGCTTGAACTGATCGCCGACGCCTGCGCCGACCTGAAGCTGCGCCTCAACCCCAAAAGCCGTTACGAGCCGTGGCAGCGCGGCCTCGACTTCTGCGGCTACCGCATCTGGCCGACGCACATCCTGCCGCGTAAACGCAACACCAAACGCTGGCGGCATCGCCTGCGCCAGCTCGCCCAGGACTACGCCGCAGGGCGCTCAAGCCTCGATTCCGCAAGGCAGATAATCGCCAGCTGCATCGCCTATTTCTCACACGCCAACGCAGCGCGAACGCTCGCTGCGCTGCTTTCAGAAACCATCCTTCGGAGGACTTGCCATGTATATTGAAAACCACACTCTCCACGTCGACGCGGCAACTTATCCGCTGCCGCACCTCGCTGCTCCGTCAAAAGTCCACGTCTGGCGCGTGCCGGTCGAATACCGCGCAGATGGCATCTTTTTCTCGGTGCAGGCGGTCGGCCAGCCGATGGAAGCCCCGGCTTGCGCGGGTTCAGACGCAGTATATCTAGGCCAGCTTGACCTCGACCCTCATCCTGACGCCGTTCTAGCCGATCGCAAGGCTGCCAAAAAGCGCCAGATCGAAGCAGAACGCGACGCCGAATCGGTTCAAGACGTCGAAGCTCTCGCTCGCAAATGGCAAGCTGATAAGCGCAGCCAAGAGCTGCTCGCAAGCGCCCTCGCGATCGCTAATGCTGGAGGTCCGCTCCCTGCTGTATGGCGCGACGCCGACAACAATGACATGCCGATCAATGACGTATCCCAGCTGCTCGCTATTGCAGGTGCCATCGCGGCACAGACTCAAGCGGCCTACGCCAAATCCTGGGCGCGCAAGGCGGCTGTGGACGCCGCCACGACCGAAGGCGAGGTTGACGCCGC